GAGCATCCGCTTGACGTGCGGAAGGTCAGCGGTTCGAACCCGTTAATGTCCACCAATTCAAATCCCGTCAGAAATGACGGGATTTTTGCTATTCTAAAGACTTTTAAGTGTTTGCTGTGGAAAATGTTCTGGAAAACGGAAAAAGCAGAATGTGCATTTCACAGCATATACAGCACAGAAAACCAACAAAAAGAAAAGTGATGTAGGAAACGTGTAGGAAATCAAACCTTCAATTCCCGCACATCTTCCTCGGTGACGTGGCTGTAAATGTTGGCGGTTGTGCTGATGTCTGCGTGCCCCATGAGGTACTGAGCGTTTTTCAGATCCACGCCCTGACGGCGCAGGTTGGTGCAGTAAGTGTGCCGGAGATAGTGCGGCGTGATAGCCGGATCAAAGGCGTGCTTGACGACGGCGTTGCGGTACAGCTCGGCACCGGCTGCAATGTCGCAGGCCCGCTGGAAGCTGTGCCACATACGGCGCATTTTTGTCATGGACAGCATACGACCATTCTCGATGTGAAAGAAATACCGCGATTTCATGTCCAGCTGTTTTTGCAGCTCGTCAGGGATGGGAACATAGCGTGCTCCGGCTGCGGTTTTCGTAGACTTCAAAGTCGGCTGGTTCGATTTTGTCTTATATTCGACGGACTGCGAGATACACAGCAGGCCGTCCTTGACATCGCGGGCACCGATCGGCACGGTTTCGCCGCGGCGCAGGCCGCAGTCAAGCATGAGCAGTACCCACGGTCCGGCATAGTGACGCTTTGCGACTTCGCGCACGATCTGCTCCTCGGCGCGGGTCAGCGCCCGGCGGCTTTTCTCATCCTCGCCCACGGTTTCGATACGTCGGAATGGGGAGGAGGCAATCAGGCCGTTGATCTCCGCCTGCTCAAAGATCGCGTGCGTGATGTAATGGAGTTTAGCGGCGGTACTTGCGCCGAGCGGCTTGCCTTTACTGGTCCTTGCGTTGTTCATCATTTCCTGCAGTTGGAACGGCTTCACGTTATCCAGCGCCAGAAAACCAATCGCCGGACAGATGCGCAGCCGCAAGTGTTCCTCGTAATTGTTGCGCTGGCTCTCTCCAACGTGCGGCTCTTTGTATGTGTGATACCACTGCCACGCCCACTGCTCGACAGTAACCTTGCCGGGCGTGCCGCCGCGTGCGACCAGCATTTGCACGGCGCGTACCTTGGCTTCAAATCTTGCCTTGTTGTTGTCCTGGATGTACTTGCGGATCGGTGTGCCATCGTCCTTGTGGCCGATGACAATGGTGCGTGAGTATTTGTACTTGTTAGCCATAAAAACCTCCGAAATAGAACATTTGTTCGAATGTACAGTTGAAAATATAGCAGACCCCAAGGGGAGAGGTCTGCTGTATTGTTTTCTAAGATGCGCACTTTTTGCAGGGTGTGCGGCTACCCACTTGATCCATAGTGACTGCACGGGCATTCTTGCCGGCACAGCTTGCGGATCGGTGCCAACGCTTGCCGCTTGGAGTGACATAAACAGTCTCGCTCTGCTGAGCGGCTGCCTGTTCCTGTGCTGCTTGCTGAGCTGCTGCGGCTGCCTGTTCTTGCGCAGCCTTCTCAGCGGCTGCCTTTTCAGCTGCCTCCTGTTCGGCCTTGGCCTTAGCCTCAGCTTCGGCGGCGGCCTGCTCGGCTGCTCGATCATGGACAGTAACTTGTCCGGTCTGTTGCACATCGCTGTCGGCTGCACGCACAGTATAGTCTGCGGTGCCTGCGGCCTTGCCAGTAAGTGTCACCTCTACGCGTGCCGGATCGCTGAGACATTCCGCCGATACAGCAAGCACCTCGCTGTCTGAGGTGGTGGCATATACTGCGTCAGCGGTCATCGCAAAGTCGGACGGATCAACGGTATAGGTCAGGGTCTGGCTGCTGCCGAGGTCGATCTCGGCAATAGGGTCACCGGTCAATGTCAGCTGTGTAATGACTGCGGCCTGTGTGCTATCGTTAGCCGTATCGGTCTGCTTGTCTTTATCTTCCGTGCCGCCGATGCAGCTGCCAAGTGCACCGATAATCAGCAATGCGATAAAAGCATATACGGCACAGCCGCAGCAGCCTTTTTTCTTCTTTTCTTCCAAGGGCTGTGCAGGCGGTAGGTCAGGTCTGATGGGCTGCGCGTTATTGGACGAGGCAGAGCGAGTGGTGGTTTTTCTGCCGCCGATCTTCTCGGTTTTGCTGTACGACAAGCTGGTGCCAGGCAGGCCAACGGTCGTAGTTTTGCGGCCGCTACTATTGACCGACACGCGGGCACCCTTGACGCCGGCAGAGATACCGATGGACTTTTTACCGACGTTCACGCGCACGCCCGGCGCGATTTTGAAAGATTTGCGAAATCTGAATCCCATAGCCTAAACCCCTTTAGCAAGGTGTTCAATTTGGACACCTTTATTTTTTACTCAAATTTATAATTTTTGCGCTCTGTGTAGTAGGAGAGCGCCCAACGCATGAAATCCTCGGTCACGTCAAAATACTCGGCCAAGTCCCACACTTCGGTGATGCCGTTTTTGACGGCTTGCTTGAGTTTACCCCAAGGGATAAGCCGGTACACCGCCCAAGCGTTTGCCTTGTTCTCGTGCTGGGCGCGGACATCAAACGGCGTGTATTTGTTGTAAAAACCACCGTAGACACAATGGCCGAGTTCGTGCGACAGCTTGACCGCCTCGTCCGCTTCGGATCGGATCTTGGTCGGATCCAAGGCGATGGCGCAAGTGCCGCCGATCGGAACCGAGAAAGCCTCAGCCGTTTGCATCGGAAAATAGTCCACGTCAATGTGGTTTCTCCATGCGCATAGAAATAAGCTCGTTCTGCGATCCATAAAGTTACCTTTTGTTATATTGCTCACGCTTGAAACGTGCGTATGCCTTGATATCATCTAATGTTGCATCGTCTATGTCGGTCGTGCCGAAAAGCGCGAATTTGATGTCGTCATCGTCTACAGTCGGACGGCTGGCAGGTTTTCTTATGTCTGTATTGCCGAGAAGGTAGTCCGTTGATACATCAAAAAATGCGGCTAAAGCAGCGACCGTATCCGTATCGGGATCACGTATGCCTTTTTCCCAGCCTGAAATTGTATTTTGAGCAACATGGAATTGCGTTGCTAAATCTTTTTGCGATAATTTTTTCTCTTTTCGCAATTCTCTGATGCGTATCATACAATTCACCTCGATGCCATCATATCACTAAAAGTAATATAATTAAATATTATATCGCAACAAGCGAGAAAATTTTTCAAAATCTATTGACATATCGCATATAGTGATATATAGTAATAATCGCAAAGAGTGATATATGGAGGTGATATGATGAGCGGTGCTGAAATGGAAATCACGGAGTTGTATTGGGGTCGGCCCACGCCGGTGGAAGTTCAAGTGACATTTTCAATGCCTTACCGCGGTTGGTGCCAATTAGAAGCGTCACCTGAGTGGGATCAGCTACTGGATAAGTTGGAAGATGCTCAAAAACGACCAGAAAAGTTGTAGCACCTAAAGATGGAAGCTGCATAGGAATTGCGGTAGAGTATTCCTCATGTCGACTAATAATTTCTTTACCAATTCGCCGTGTTCGCGTGATGATGCGTTTGGGAATAGGCGTTGCATCATAAAAGTTTCCATCAATTTCTAACGCGATGCGAGTGATGGCAATGGGAAGCTCGGAATGATTCTCAAATGCGATATAAGAATAAAGAATTTCGTCGTTACAACGAAGTTTTAGAACACGAGCGATGATGGATTTTCTACGATGTGCGAGGTTGAAAAGAGAAATTGCAAAGCCTGCAACGGCGATCACAAAAGTAATATTTTCTTTTGTAAATAGGTCACATATAAAATTTATCATTTTAACACTTCCTTTCCCTTAAATTCTATCACGGGAAAGGAACAAACACCAGAGGGAGGTAAGGGAGGATGAACGAAACCGAGCGAATCGCCGAGTTGGAAAGGGAAAACGAAAAACTTCGTCAGAAGTTTGAAGCCGCTTGGATAATGCTGGAGTGTGTAGTTAGCGTTGCGGAGGACTACAAAAAGCGATCAGCCGATAAAGTGCTGGAACAAAGTGAGCGCGATCGGGATCTTGAGTTCGATGTGCTTGCTCAGGAAATCCATGATTTTTCCGCACGTATGTTTGGGTAATGATGGCTCGTCCTTTTGCAAATTGCGGAGCAGGTCAAGAATTTCGTTCAGTTGTTCCTGTTCTTCGTTCGGACGCTGAGAAAAAAGAGTTTCGAGTTCAGGCAGAGAACAACTAACATTCTGAGTAACATTCTCTTGCGTACCAATCACAGCATTGCCGGTGACAGGTGCGTTAAAGTTGAAAACAGGCGATTGTGTTTCAGATTTTTTCTGTGGCGCACGCTCATTTTCAACAAACTGCTCACCTTTTTCCGTCAATACCAGACGTGCAGAGCCGATGATATCGTATTCATCTTTTACATAGCCGTTATCAGTGAGATAGTCTATGTCTTTCTGGATTTGGTCGGTAAGACGATATTCCGGAGAGGTTTCATCATCTAAAGATAGGAATAAGGGGTCACCGGTCTTGAGCGTGTGATTGTAGATACGGTTTAACAGTTCTGTACGCGAGGGGAACATAATAACACTTCCTTTCCCCTAAATTCTATCACGGGAAAGAAGAAAACACCAGAGGAGGTGACACAATGCGAAGAATCAAAGAACTGCGACAGGCGAAGGGTCTGCGACAGGTAGATATGGCGGCACATTTTGGTGTTGGCCAGACCGCAATCGTCAAGTGGGAAAGCGAAGGATTGTACCCTCCGTCCCGACTGCTGCCGGAAATCGCAATCTATCTCGGCTGCACGCTGGACGATCTGTACAAAGGGGAGAAGGAGGTAGTCTAAATGGCATCGAACAAGTATATGACTGTCGATCAGCTTGCCGAGCGCTGGATGTGCTCTCCGTCATACGTTCGCACCTTGCTCCGGAGCGGTCAGCTGTCAGCGGTGAAAATTGCCGGCTGGAAGGTCCGCCAGGATGAAGTCCTGCGCTTTGAAAAAGCCAAGGAGCAGGCCGACACAGAAGCGCTGCGGCAACAGCGTATCGGTTACATTCTGTGATAATTTTATCACAAGGAAGAAAGCGAGGACAACGATGGAAAGATACCAGAATATCTACCAAAGTGCCCGCGAAGGTGCGGGTTTGACGCAGGAAAAAGCAGCCGAGATGCTTGGCTGGTCGGTGCGGAATCTGCAGGCCATCGAGCAGGAGGACCGGACACCTACGCCGGTGCGCGTGGCTGAGATGGCAGAGGCGTATCGTGCGCCGTGGCTGCGCGGCTATTACTGCAACCGGTGTCCGCTGGGTACACTGTGGCGGCGGCCGGAAAGCAATGTCGAGCTGCAGCAGCTGGCCTTGGAGGTCGGTTTGGAGAGCGAGGACTACGAGCAGGAGCGTGCCGACGCGCACGATCTGGCGATGATCGCACTCGACCGCAAAATCGACGATGATGAATCAGCGCGATATAACGCCATTGTGCAGCGTATGCTGCGGCGGGCCTATCTGGCAGAGATGGCTTTGATCAGCGGCGAAACGGCAAAGGAGCGAGAAAATTGAAAAATGGACAAAGAAAAAGCGCCTGCACGGCGGCAACCGTAGCAAGCGCAAAAACAAAAACATCTTGTATCTATAATTATACCACGGCAGCGGTTAAGCGTCAAGCACCGGATTTTGAGGTGCTCGATGGCGGCTGCCAGGGCGTGCGCCCGCGCATGGTCGGCATCGGCTTTACTCTGCTGCTGCTCACGGCCGGGCTGACGGACAACGGCACGCTGCCGCTGTGGGGTACGGTGCTGGCCGGTGTGGTCGGTCTGGCTCTGTTGATGGGAGGGGTACGCAATGCATGAAGTAAACGTGCGGCTGCCTATCCCTGACGAGATATGGGCGGAAATCGCGGAGCTGGCAGAGAAGAAGAGCAGCCGACCGGGAGAACTGGCTGAATTTCTGGTGATGGTCGGTCTGTATCATCACTTGCGCCAGAACATCGACATGTACAAGGCAAGTATCATGCTGAACGAGAGGCGAAAGGAGGGGAAGGTGGACACATGACCTATCACTTTGACGGTGATGTTGCAGAAAAATTCGGGACGGATTGCGCGACCTTTATCTCTCATATGCAATACTGGATTGCAAAAAATGCCGCCAATGAGAGGCACTTCTACGAGGGCCGCTATTGGACATACAACAGCCTGTCCGCACTGGAACGACTGTTCCCGTTCTGGACTCGTCGGCAGATTGAGCGCATCATCCGCGACCTCAAAAAAGCCGGCGTTCTGCTGACCGGTCATTACTCTAAAAATTCCTATGACCGGACGACTTTTTACGCCATTGACGAGAGCCGTTTACCCATTCACCAAACCGTGAAATCCATTTCACCAAACGGTGAAATGGATTTACCCGATAACGGAAATGATATTTCACCGAACGGTGAAATCATTAAGGAACAAAATAATACACAAATAGAAGAAGAGTCAAATAAGACGAAAATAAGCAAAGCCCAGCAGGTCGTTGATCGCTATAACGCCATCTGCACCAACCTGCCGAAGGTCGTCCGTCTGACGGACAAGCGCCGCCGAGCGGTGCGCCTGATCTACGACAAGGGCTACACGCCGGAGCAACTCGACGAGGTGTTCCGTAAGGCGCAGGCGAGCAGCTTCTGCACCGGCTTGAACGACCGCCACTGGAAAGCCGATTTTGACTGGCTGCTCAACGAGAGCAATCTGGTCAAGGTGCTTGAGGGCAAGTACGATAATCCGGCGGCAGCTAAGCCGCCCGAGAAGGGAGGCGGACGCAAATGGCTGAAATGATGGACCTGTACAACGAGGCCGAAAACAGCGTGCTTGGCACACTGATCGCGGACGCCGAACTAAACGCCTCGCTGGTGTTCACGCGGGTGCGGCCCGAGGATTTCGTCACCGGCATCTCGCGGCAGATTTTCGAGACCTGCCGGGCGATGTACGGCCGCGGCGATGTGATCGACCCGCTGACCGTCAAGGCGGCCTGCGGCTCTGAGTTTGCAACATGGCTCAAGGAGCTGGAGCAGATCACGCCGTCGGCGCGGTACTGCGGCGCGTATGTGGACAAGCTGCTCGAGCTGTCCCGCCGGTACCGCCTGCAAAAGCTGTTCCGCGAAGCGCTGGACGGCAACTTTGCCGGGCTGCCGATGGAAGAACTCATCGGCAAGATCGAGTGCATGAACAACGTGGTCGCGGACGACAACGACCAGCGCAGCAGCACAATGACCGATCTGCTGACCGACTTTTACGGCCGCATGGGCACGGAGCGGCAGTACCTCGACTGGGGATTTGACGAACTGAACCGCTACGTCAAGGTCAACCCCAAGCACTATGTCGTGGTCGGTGCTCGACCGAGTGCAGGCAAGACCGCATTTGCCTTGCAGGTGGCGTTACATATGGCCGAGAAGCACAACGTCACGTTTTTCTCACTCGAAACCGACAGCGAGACGGTCGAGGACCGCATCATGGCGGCGCAGGCCGGTGTTGACCTGGCACACATCCAGTCCGGAAATCTGGAGGAGGCCGAGACGGTCACACTGGTCGAGGCCAAGCGCAAACTGGCCGACCGGAATTTCCATTTTTACGAGGCCACCGGCGTTACGGTCGATGAGATTCGCGCCGTGACCTGCCGAAACAAGTCGGACATCATCGTGGTGGACTATCTGCAGCTTGTCCGGTCGAGTGATCCGAAACACATCGGCAAGGAGTACGAAACCATCACCGAGGTTACGACCGCATTGCAGCGGCTTGCCAAAAGCGGCGTGTGCGTGATCGCGCTCAGCCAGCTCAGCCGAGGCGGCGAGGGCATGGCAGCCTTGCGCGGCTCCGGCCAGATCGAGCAGGACGCCGATGTGGTCATGCTGCTCGACTACCCCAGCGAGAAGGACGTAGAGAGTGACGAGGAAGCCGCCGATCTGGAAGCAGGCCGCTTGCGTGTGATCGAGATCGTCAAAAACAAGGGCGGCCGCCGAGGGTCTATCCCGTTCTGGTTCTGCGGCTCGCAGCAGCGGTTCCTCGCCCAGTGGCAGGGCTTTTACCAGTCCAAATTACGCATGATGGAGGATGATGCAACAGCATGAGATTAAGAAAAGCAATCCCAAGGCTGCGGTTTGAGCGCCGCCGACTGTACGCACAGAGTAAGGTTTGTTCACCGGAAATGCGGCGGGAGTACCGTGAGCGGGCAGAGGCCATCGGTGCGGTGCTGAGATACATCAAGAGAAATCGGAAGGAGAAACAGCATGATTGAGATTAAAATTAACGGAATACAGGCCGAATGCAAATTTGATTGCACGGACGGACAGATTTTGAGTGATGACATCCACCGTGCGTTGATCGCGCTGTATCGCGTAGTTTGCAAGGCGACGAATGACGAGACTGCCGACAAGGCGATGCAGTACATCATGGCTCTGATCGGGTCTGGCGTAATCAAGAAAGACTATGAGCAGCTGATGCAGATAGCGGGAGCGGAAAATGGCAACTGAGCAACGCCGCGTCATCTGGCGGCATCCAAAGGGCATCTACGAAACGGTTGAGGTGTACGGCACCGGAGTCTTTGGCGTGCCGTACTGTTACCGCGAAACCGTATACACACAAGACCGCGACGCACGCGGCGTGGCTCACAAAGAGCTTGCTGCGGCAGTGCAGCAGCCTGTCAAGCTGCCCAAGCGCTTGGCGGTCACGGACGAAGAGGAGCAGGAAATCTGCGAACTGTATGCAAAGCAGATGTCAATCGCACTCGTGGCATCGAGTATGCACCGCTCACCGCAGACTGTGCGAGCGGTACTCGCAAAGAACGATGTAGAAATTCGCAAGGGCGGACCGCGAATCACGCCCAAAATGATAAAACAATACACAGAATAACAAAAGGAGCGAAAACATCTTGAAAACGATTAGCATAGTGAATTTGAAGGGCGGCGTCGGCAAGACCGTCACCGCAGTAAACCTCGCAGGCATTCTGGCGGCCGACTATGGCAAGCGCGTGCTGCTGGTGGACAGCGACCCGCAGGGTGACGCCTCGCAGTACATCGGCGTTGTACCTGACGCCTGCAGCACGGCCGACCTGTTCGACGGCGGCTCGGCCTACTACGAGGACGTGATTCAGCACACCATTTACCGTGATCTGGACATCATTCCGGCGGATATGCAGCTCGCTTCGGTTGATCTGGACGCCGACATTGACCGCAAGCAGGCGGTCCGCGTGTACGCCGACCTGCGGGACGCACTGGTCGAGGATGATGCGTACGACGTGATGATCTTCGATTGTCCGCCGTCGTTCAGCCTGCCGTGTATCTCGGCGATTGCTGCCAGTGATATGGTCTTCGTGCCGATCAAACCGGGCGCGTTTGAGATGTCCGGTATGCGGCTGCTCGCCGACCAAATCGCCAGCGTGCGAAGCACCGGTCTTGCCTACCGTGCCGTGTGTGGTCTGCTGACGATCTGGCACAATGCAGACGCAACGCGCCAGAGTGAGGAGTGGCTGCGTGAGCACAGCCCGATCCCGCTGTTTGCACAAAAAATCCGCCGCACAGACAAGGTGACGGAGAGCACCTACGCCGCACAGCCGGTAACGCGCTGGTCGCCGACTTCGGCGGCTGCCCGTGACTATCGGGCATGGGTAGAAGAGATTATGGAGGGACTGTAATGGCTAAGAAATTCAACCTTGCGAAGCTGATGGGCGAGGCGGTGTCCAAATCGGACACCGGCGAGATGCAGGTGGAGCAGATTCCGCTCACCGAAATCGAAGAAAACGAGAACAACAGCTACGCGCAGACCGGCATTGACGAGTTGGCCGAGTCCATCAAGGTTATCGGCTTGCAGCAGCCGCTTGTGGTACGCCGCAAGACCGAGAGCGGGTACTTACTGCTCGCCGGACACCGCCGCCGGAACGCACTGGCGCTGCTCGACCGCAAGACCGCGCCCTGCATTGTGCTTGACGCTGATCTTGACCCGTCCCTGCAGGTGCTGATCCTGCACTGGACCAACACCATGGCACGCGGCGGCGGCGGTCTGACCGCTGAGTACACCGGTCAGGCGGCAAAGGAGATTGAGGCCGCGCTCAAGGATCTACAAGCGCGCGGCGTGGTTGAGCTGCCGGGCAAGCTGCGCAGTTATGTTGCCGAGGTGCTCAAAACTTCAGAATCCCAGATCGCCAGGGCAAAGGCTATCAACAACGGGCTGACCAAGGCGTGGCAAGGCGATTTTAAGTGCCACCGCATCAACGACAGCGCCGCCTACGAGCTGAGCCAGTGCGATGCAGATCTGCAAAGGGAACTGCATGGCGCGTACAAGGACCGCTATTGGAGTCTGGACAGCAAAAAGATTAAAGCGCACCGCAAGGCGGCGGAATTTGACTTTACACCGCTGACCTGCCCGGAGGCATCGCCCGGCATAGAGCCTTGCACCGGAGCGGACAAGCGTGCCGCATGGGTCAAAGACGGGCACTGCGAGGGCTGCTGCCATGAGTGCTCACTTGCCGCCAACTGTGACCGCGTGTGCGGCAAGGTTAAGCAGCGCATTGAACGGGAGCAGAGCAAAGCTGAGCGTGAGGAGAAGCATAAGCATAAGCTTGCAAAGTTTAACGCCTCGCCGCTGGCGGCGGCTCGGCGCAACATCCGGTTTGCGCTGGCGTGCAAAGACATCCGAGACTTTAGTGACTTGGAAGGCTTTCGCGCTCGGTATAGCTCAACTTGGATATGGGGGCCGGATCCGCTCGGGACCAGCGTGCCAGACATCGACGTGCTTTTTGATCTGGCCGAGTGGGTCGGTATTGACCCGTTCGAGATGATCTGCGGCCGGGAGAGCGGCAGCGTTTGGCATGAGCGTCTCGAGGAAAAGCCGCCGGAAGGCGCTCGGGTGCTGTGCAAACTGTGCGGCTGCGCTAATCGCTATGGTGAGTATATTTACCGCGGCGGCAAGTGGTTCTTCCCGGATATTGATGATGAACAGTGCGAGGCAAATATCCTCGTCAGCGCGTGGACGGAGGTGTTCCCGGAATAATGGCGAAGTGTAAGTTTTGCGGACAGGGCGTGCGCTCTGGTCCGGTATTCCATCCGGCTTGCTGGGAGCAGACGGTGAACAAACTTGCAAGCGAGTTCTGTGATGAGTATTGCAAGTTTCCGTTTGAGATGGACTATGAGGCGTTGGTAGACAAGTGCGAGCAGTGCCCGATGGTACGGCTGAAAGAACTGGGATGCCGGGTATGAAAACTAAGGATGGAATAGATATGACGATTGAACAAGCTATACGGATCCTTGATCCTGAGACCTCGGCAGCAGCCCTTGGTGAGATCGAATACTATGGCGGACTGCGCGGCAAAGAGAAGATGCTGGTCGCCTGCGATGAGGCCTGCCGCATGGCGGTCGAAATCATGCGACAGCATCTAAAGGACTAAAAAAATATTTGACAAACCGAAATTTTGCGGATATTCTATAAAACTACGCGGACGGGGACAGCCTCGTCCGCTGTGGTGTTCAATTTGGACACCGTTGGAGGGGAAAATGAAGAGGAGAAAGACAATCCGAGCCGGACGGCTCGTGTGGGACATCACCTACACGGTGCCGCGGCCGAACGCCAGCAAGCAGGAGCGTGCGCGCATCCGCGAGGTGACGGAGGAACAGATCCAACGCACCAACGCCAACACGGCGCAGCGCAAACTGGAAATGCTGATGGCGACCAACTTTGATGATACCGATCTGGTGCTGACCGTCACCTATCGAGATGCGGACCTGCCGGACAGCGCCGACGTGACACGCAAGCACCTCGGCAAAGTGTTTGCGCAGATGAGGGCCTACCGCAAAGCACGAGACTTGCCAGAGCTGAAATACATCTATATTTTGGAGGGCCGACACGGTGACCACCGACCGCACGCGCACATTATCATCAATGCCGCAGGCGGTGACTTAGAGCTGATGCGGTCACTATGGATTTGGGGAGATGACATCCAGCTCAATTATATTAGAGAGCGTGGGTACGACGGATGGGCAGGCTACTTGACCAAAGAGCGGAGGGAAGCGTCGCTCAACGGCAAGAAACAGTTTGTCGGATCGCGCAACCTTGATCGACCGGTCACAACCTATGCATGGGTGGACGACGGCACGACCGTTGATGCACCGCCCGGAGCACAGGTGCTCGATGAGGGCGGCGGACGCAACGAGATAGCCAGCTGCAAGTACATCAAATACCTGATGCCGAAAACCATACATTATAATAGTAAGACAGCGCGCGGAAAGAAGCGCGTTGATTCTGGCTTGGAACTGTCTATAACATATGACAGAGGGCCGGAGAAACAACGCCGAAAGGGTAGACAGGAGCGGAAAACGAGTGTATAATCATAAACAGAAGAAGAAAATCGTGTGCCCGCGATGCGGACGCCCGACACGCGTGCAGGTCACGCTGAACGAAACCCACCTGTGGCATTTCCCACTGTGGTGCGAAAAGTGCAAAAGCGAGTCCGTCGTCGATTTTGACGGCGTGAGCCAGAATCCATCGAGATCCGAGCCGACTGCGTAACATTCCCGTGAGGAGTGTACGCCGTCGGCTTTTTATTTTGCCAGAAAGGCGGTGAGCCGCGTGCAAACGGTGCGCGAGATGATACCTGAGTACAAGCGCAACCTCGACCGGTTGCGGCAGCGGCGGCTTGATTTGCTGCGAGAGCGTGAGCTTGAACCGAGCTTCGAGAGGCGGTACAAGTTGACCGAGCGCATTGTCCGGCTCAACAAGATCATCGCCAGCAGTTCAGCAGCGCTGCATGACATGATGGAGTACGACCATGGCTAAGCCCTGGGCGAAAGCGTTCTACAACTCGGCGGCGTGGCGTGATACTCGCGAGGCCTACATGGTCAGCAAGCACGGACTGTGTGAGCGCTGCGGCAAGCCGGGACTAATCGTGCACCATCGCAAGGCGCTGCGGCCGCAGGACATGAACGATCCGGCACGCACACTCGGTTGGTCCAACCTCGAGCTGCTGTGCCATCACTGCCATGACATTGAGCACATGACAAAGCACAGCGGCGCACGCTGCGGCTTTGATGACGACGGAAACCTACTCCCCCCATTCGAGCTGCGGCGCTGACCGGCGGAAGACCGCACCCCCCACTCAAATTTCACCGAGTGACGGGTGCAGGAGGGGTGTAGTTGAGAGGAGGTGCGGCATGGGAAAACCGAAGGCCGAAACAAGAATAAAACGCGAGCGCGAGAAGCTCGCAGAAGTCTTTGCGAAAATGGACGAAAACAAGCGGAAAACCGCCGAAAAACTCATGGATAACGCGGCTTTTATGGCCGTAACTCTGGAGGATTTACGGGATTCCATCAACGAAAACGGCTGTGTGTCCGAGTACCAGAACGGCGAAAATCAGTTCGGCACGAAGAAGTCGCCGGAGGTCGAAGTGTACAACACGATGATCAAAAACTACACCACGGTCATCAAGACGCTGTGCGACCTGCTGCCGGAGTCCAACGGGGAAATGAATGCCCTGACTGAGTGGCAGCGCACGGCCGCTGGGAGGCGTATCGGCTGATGGGAAAGCGCACGATCTGTCCGCTGACCTGCCCGATGATCAACAGCCAGGGATTTTGCGAAAGCGCCTGGACGCGGGCATCGCAGGTGACGGAGTGCCCGCACCGGAAAATGCGGGAAACGGTGTCCAATTTGAACACCGGCAACGAGAAGTAACAACGAGAGCCAGAGGCCTACGAGCCCAGAGCCGACAGACTGCCAGAGATGGCGCTGTCGGCTCTTTTTGTTTTTGCGCTGTGACGGACGGTATTGCCATTCCGTCCACCCATATCGAGCATATGGGCAAGGATACGGCGGCACACCCGGCAATGGGATCGCCCGGGTGCGTCCGTCAGAGCGCAAAAGCAGGTGCAACCGGAGGAGGTGAGCAGTACGGCAGCCAAAACAGACCCCAGACAGGCGAGAGAACGTCTTGTCAAGCGCATGGAGCGCGAAGCCAAGAAAACACCGGCACCGGAGGGTGAAAACTGGCTGGAGCAGTACACCTGTCTGGTGCTGACCGGCAAAATCACCGCGTGCCGCAAGGTCAGAACGCTGTGCGCCGTCCTGCTTGACAAGCTGCGTCACCCGGAGAAGTACCGGCCGTGGGTGTTCGATGAAGCCCTGGCAAACCATCACATTGAGTTCGTCGAGCGGTTCTGCAAGCAGCCGCAGGGTAAGCTCGGCGCACCGCTGCGCTTGGAGCTGTTCCAGAAAGCACGCTGGCAGGCCATCTTCGGCTTTGTGGACGCTCATACAGGTTTGCGTCAGTATCAAGAGTGCATGATCGTAGAGGGACGTAAGAACGGCAAAACGACCGAGTGCGCTGGTATCGAAATCGACCTGCTCGTCAACGACGGCGAGGGTGCACCGGAGATTTACTCCATCGCAACCAAGCGGGAGCAGGCAGCGAAGAGCTTTAACGACTGCGTCAATATGCGAAAGCAGTCGCCGGAGCTTGCGGCGGCTATCCGCAAGCGCCAGAGTGACCTGTACTACCCGTACAATCTCGGCTTTATCACGGCGCTGGCGAGTGCAACCAACACGCTCGACGGTCTGAACGCCCACGGCGTACTCGTGGACGAGCTGGCGGCTATCAAGAACCGCGCCATCTACGATGACATGAAGCAGTCCATGTCAGCGCGTGAGCAGCCGCTGCTGTTCTCCATCTCGACCAACGGCTTTGTGCGCGAGAGCATTTTCGATGCCCAGTACGAGTACGCGGCCGGTGTGATTGACGGCTCGATTGACGATGACACGTTCCTGGCGTGGATCTACGAGCTGGACGAGCGGGACGAGTACCGCAGCGAGAAAATGTGGATCAAGGCCAATCCCGGACTTGGTACCATCAAGAAGGTGGACTACCTGCGGCGCATGGTCAAAAAGGCGGACGCAGACCCGTCCTTCCTGCCGACCGTGCTGGTCAAGGACTTCAACCTCAAGGAAAATGCCGCAACAAGCTGGCTGACCTGGGCGGAGTGCTCCAATCCGGAAACATTCAGCATTGCGTTTGATTATGCCATCGGCGGCATGGACGCGGCAGACAGCATCGACCTTGCGGCGGCAACGGCTATCTGTCAGCGGCCGGGTGACCCGAAGATTTACCGCCGGAGTATGTACTGGCTGCCGCAGAGCGTGCTTGATGCCGATGCGGCTGCCGGCAACCGCCGTGAGCGCGACAGCGTGCCGTATAGCCTGTGGGTCAAGCGCGGCCTGATGCGTGCCGTGCCAGGCAACAAGGTGGACAAACAGGTCATGCTCGACTGGTTTATGGAGCTGCGCGACGAGGACGATCTGTACGTCCGCTACATCGGCTACGACCCATGGCACATTGACGATAGCCTGCTCGACCGCTTCAAGGCCGAGTTTGGCGAACAGTGCATGATACCGGTGCGGCAGGGCACTTTGTCGCTGTCCCAGCCGATGAAGGACCTCAAGGCCGACCTCGGCGCTGGTCTGGTGGTCGATAACAACAACCCAATCGACAAGTGGTGCATGGTCAACACCGAGGTCCGCACCGACATCAACGGCAACATTCAGCCGGTCAAGATTACGGACAGCCGCCGCAGAATTGACGGCACGGTCGCGCTGATCTGTGCGTACAAAGTGCTGCAGGACCACTACGACGACTATGTAACGATGAACGAGGAGGCGTAAGTACATTGGGACTTTTGGAAAAGCTGTTCCCGCGGAGGCCGCCCGGCGGCACAGCACCGAGGGAATATTTTAAGACACTGACCGCCTACCAGCCGGTCTACACGACTTATCGAGGCGGTCTGTACGAGATGGAGCTGACACGCGCGGCCATTGCGGCATTTGCGCGGCATTGCAGCAAGCTGCACCTCGAGGTGACAGGCGATGCCCGGCCGGATCTGCGGCGCGTGCTCGGGATGCAGCCCAATCCGTTTATGGATGCGAGCAAGTTCCTTGCGCGGCTGGCGACCATCTATCTGGTGCAGAACAACGCCTTTATCGTGCCGATGGAGGACAGCGCCGGACGGCTGATCGGCTATTATCCGGTACTGCCGCAGCAGTCCTCGGTGCGCGAGTACGGCGGCGAGCCGTATCTGCAGTACAGCTTCTGGGGCGGTCAAAAGGCTGCGATTGAGCTGAACCGAGCGGGTATCCTGACCCAGCACCAGTACGAGGATGATTTCTTCGGTTCGGACAACCGGCCGCTCATGCCGACCATGCAGATGGCGCAGACGCAGGCCGAGGGCATCATCAACGGCATCAAGAATGCTACGACCATCCGGTTTCTGGCTCGTCTGAACGGCAACCTCAAGGAAAAGGACATCACCGCCGAGCGCGAACGCTTTGCGCGGGACAATCTGGCCGGTAATTCGACCGGCGTTGCCATGTTCGACAGCAAGTACGCGGACGTTAAGCAGATCGAGTCGGCGGCGATGGTCGTCAATCCCAAGCAGCAGGAGCTGATCCGCGCGAGCGTGTTCGAGTATTTTGGCACCAACGAAAAAATCCTCACCAACACCTACAATGAGGATGAGTGGAACGCCTACTACGAGGGATTTATCGAGCCGTTTGCCATTCAGCTGTCGCTGGTGCTGACGGCTATGACGTTTACGTCGGAGGAAATCGCGGCAGGTGCGTCCATCATCGCAACGGCGAACCGTTTGCAGTATGCGAGCAACCAGACCAAGCTGAATGTCGTGACGCAGCTGTTCGACCGCGGCTTCCTGACCCACAATCAGGGTCTGGAAATCTTCAACATGAGTCCGGTCGAGGACGGCGACAAGCACTACATCCGTAAGGAATACACAGAGGTGTCCAATCTGGACGCCGTGGGCGATACGTCAAAGGAGGGCGACAATGGCGATCACACCGGAAACCCGTGATTACCGCACTTTTGAGGTGCGGGCGCTGGACACGGGGGAAGAGGATAAGCAGTACCGCGTAGAAGGGTATGCGGCGGTTTTCGACGAGGAAACCGTGCTATACGAGTACGACGGTATCGAATACAAGGAAGTCATCGACCGGAGTGCGTTTTCGGGAGCGGAGATGCGCGATGTCGTGATGAATTATAACCATGGGGGTAAACCCGTGGCACGAACCAAGAACGGCACTTTGCAGCTGACCGTGGATACACGCGGTCTGCGTATTTCGGCTGACCTGTCCGGCACCGAGGAAGGGCGGAGGCTCTACGAGGAAATCCGGGGCGGTTATCTGGATCAGATGTCGTTCGCGTTCACCGTCAACAAGCAGGAGTACGACCGCGCAAAGCATCTGCGCCGCATTACCGGTTTCAAGCGGGTGTTTGATGTGGCGGCGGTGGATATTCCGGCGTACGACGGCACCAGTATTGCGGCACGCTCGTGGGCAAAGGCGGAGGCCGAGCGCGAGCACGCGGAGGCGGACAAGCGCCGCAGGCTGGAACTCAAGCTGAAAACCTATGGTATTACAAAGGAGGAAAAGTAAATGAGCAAGAATCAGAACAAGCAGGCGATCTTCGGCGGTTTCCGCAATCAGGTCGGCCTGCAGTTTTTTGCAGGCAAGAACCGCATGACTGAGATCGAGGAGCGTCTGGCAGCAATCCGCACCGAGATGGATGCCGATGGCGCTGACCTTGACGCGCTGAGCGCGGAAACCGACAGTCTGCTCGAGGAGCGCAAGACCCTGCTGGGACAGGCAGAGCAGCGCCGAAATTTGCTGAACAAGATCGCAAACGGCGCAGGCGGCGAGGTACGCACGTTCCAGCCGCAGCCGACTCCGCCGGAGCAGCGCGAGTATGACCGCTCGAGCGAGGAATACCGCTCCGCATGGCTGAAAACGCTGGCAAACAACGAGCTGACCGAAACCGAGCAGCGTGCATGGTCTACCGCAACGGCTTCCGCCGGTCCTCTGGTACCGACCCAGACCGCGAACACCATCATCGAGAAGGTACACCAGTACGCACCGCTGCTGGACAAGGTAACGCTGCTGCGCGTGCCGGGCAATGTCACCTTTGCGGTTGAGAGTGAGCAGGCAGATGCAGCCTACCACACCGAGAATGCAGCTATCACCGCAGCAGAAACCGGCCTGACCAAGATCAACCTGTCGGCGTACGAGATCACCAAGCTCGTGCAGATCTCCAAGTCCGTACAGCAGATGGCGCTCGACGTATTCGAAAACTGGCTGACCGATATGCTCGCCAAGAAGATCGCAAAGCTGATCTCGGACACCATCATCAAGGGCACCGGCACGAATCAGGGCACCGGCATCGAGAAGGCAAACACCTGGGGCGCGGACAACTCGGTTACTGTCGGCAAGACTGCCGCACTGACCAACCAGAACGTGCTCGACCTCATCGCACTGCTGCCCGGCGGCTACGATGCCAACGCCTGCTTCCTGATGAGCAAGAAAACGCTCTTTACCGACTTCATGCCGCTGCAGGACAAGTCGAAGAACGACCTCGTTCGCATCGAGGGCGGCAGCTACTACATCTACGGCTATCCGGTGCTGATCGACGAGCGCATCGGTGACCACGAGGCTTATCTTGCGGACCTGTCCACCGTCATCGGCAATATGCCGGAGGACGTGACCATTACCTCGATGTTTGACGTCAAGACCAATGCGTTCCTGTTCCTCGGCTGCGCGATGTTCGACTGCAAGCCGTCGCAGGCGGATGCAGTCCGCAAGCTCGTGAAGGCGAGCGCCTGATGCTGACGCTCGACCGCTTTAAGCTGTACGCCCGCATCGACCATGCGGACGAGGACGAGCTAATTGAGAGCCTGATCCGGGCGGCAGACACTGCCGTCCGGGATATGACCGGCAAGGAGCCGCCGTCGGACAGTGATGAGCTGTTCGACACGGCGGTGCTCCAGCTGACGGCGCACTGGTACGAAAACCGCACGCCTGTCACGGACACGAGCGTGACACAGGTGCCGTTTACCGTGCAGACCCTGCTCAACCACATCGCCCTGTCCGGTCGATACCCGGAAAAGGAGGGCTTAAATGGCGCTGACCAATGATCTCAGACACCGCCTGACGGTGTTTAACAAGCACCAGATTGAAAACGACATCGGCGAAACCTGCTGGCAGTACACCGAGGACGGCAAGATCTGGGGTGCGCTGACCGTCATGTCCGGCCGGAACGAAACCCTGCCGGGCGATACGGTTCGCGCCGAAGTCACGCACAAGCTGACCATCCGGCCGCGCTCGTGCAAGCTGACCACCGCGACGTATTTCGTCTACGAGGGTCAGCGGTACGATGTGCTGTACTGGCAGCCGCATTACAAGCGCCGCGACCGTCTGGAGGTCATGCTGCAGCTGGTGGTTGAAGATGCGTGACGGATTTGACTGCTCGGAACTGATGGACTTTGCGGAACGTCTGGGGGCACAGCCGAAAGAAATGCTGAAAGCGCAGATAAAGATGCTGCGTACCAGCGGCACAAAGCTGCGCCGGAAAACGGCTCAGCGTGCCCGGGCTGATGTGCGCCGTACAGCCGTCCATCGTCCAAAGTATGACCGTAAGGCAGGCGACTATCACAGAAGCATCAAGCGCGGCAAACTCAACAAAGAAGATGACACGCTTCGGATCCGAGTCTATTCTTCGGATGAAATCGGTCATCTGATCGAAGATGGCTGGACACCGAAACTGCGTGACGGCTCAAAGGGTAGTTATCAGGCAGGCAAAAAGGTGTTTGCTAAGGCTGCCGAGGAATTTGAACCGGAGTTTGAGTCGGCCGCCGAGGATATGGTTGACGAGTTGATAGATAAAATATGACAATTCGAGAAGTACGCGCGGCACTGACCGCGCTGTTAAAGCAAGCAGCACCCGGTGTTCCGGTGTCCAAATCGGACACCGATAACCCCGTGGTGCGTCCGTCCTTCAAAATCGACATTTTCCCGGCCGAGGGAAACGCCGCCTGCGGCGGTGCGCGGGAGCGGTCGATCGACGTGGACGTTTGGTACTATCCCGCCGAGCGGGTGGAGTACCTCGAGGAGTGCAGTGAGATGGCGGAACGCCTGATCGCCGCATTTGAAGCCGGTATCGACACCGGCGAGATCGTGCTGGTGCCGGACGATACGGTCAGCACGACCATATCGCTCGGTGTGCTGGTGCTCCAGTTTGCACTCAGCTGGTGCGAGAGCGCCGCCGAAACCGGAGAAATGATGGAAAACCTCGAATACTGAGAGGAGGAGTAAAACCAATGGCAATTACAATGCCGAAAATCGAAATCAGCTTTGAGCAGAGAGCTGTGTCGCTCATCGGACGCTCGGAACGCGGCATCGCAATCCTGATCGTGCGCGACGATACGGATAAGAGCTTCACGCACAAGCAGTACAGCGACCTCAGCGCCGCACAGGCGGACGAGAGCCTGTACACCGCAGACAACTACAACGCCATCTGCGATCTGCTCGGCTTTGCGCCGTACCAGATGCACCTGTTCCGACTGGATACCACCGGTTCTCTGGCCGACACGCTGACCGAAATCTCTAAGACGGTCAAAACCGGCTGGCTGACCATTGCCGGCCAGAGTGCCGCTGACGGTCTGGCGCTTGCCGCGTGGGTCAAAACGCAGGACAACACCAAGAAGAAAACTTACAAGGCGGTCTGCTATGACCTCACGACTCTGCCGGATGATATGCACGTTGTCAATTTCATCAACGAAAAGGTCATGTTCTCCGACGACCGCGGGGAGAAGGACGGCGTAGCGTATCTGCCGAGCCTTGTCGGCATTTTCGCCGTCTGCAACGTCAAGAGAGGCAGCACCAACTACCAGTGCTCTAATCTGAAAGAGGTGCAGGAGGTCGAGGACAACGATGCGGCGCTTGGCACCGGCAAGTTTATCCTTGTTAACAGCGAGGACAATACTGTGCGTATCGCACAGGGCATCAACTCTATGACGACCACGGATGGCAAGACGCGCACTGAGGATATGTGCCTGATCGAGACCGTCGAGGCCATGGACATGATGAAGGACGACATTGCGGCGACATTCCGGGAAACGTATCTCGGCAATTACCGCAACAGCCGTGACAACCAGATGATGCTCGTAAATGCACTCAACAGCAGCTATTTCCGTCAGCTCATGCAGCAGACAATCCTTGATCCTGATTATGCGAACGCTGTAATGATTGATGTAGATGCACAGAGAGCCGCATGGGTGGCATCCGGCAAGAGCGAGGCGGAGAGCTGGGACGACGACACGGTCAAGGCCAACCCGTTTAAGAGAACGGTTTACCTGACCGCAAATGTCAAGATCCTGAACTCGATGACCGACCTCATTTTCCCGATCACGATGGCGTAACAGGAGGTACTTATGGCTGATTTTAACCCGAACCGCGTGCTCCATGGTAACCAGGGCAATGTCTGGTTCAATGGCAAGCGCCTGACCACACTCCAGAGCGTGGAGGCGAAAGTAGGCGCGGACTTTGAAGAAGTGAACGTCTGCGGCGATCCGGCAACCTACCGCATTTACAACGGTTATTCCGGCGAGGGCACGTTTACCGTGCTCAAGATCGACTCGGATGTGCTCCAGATGATGGCGGATGCCTACCAGTCCGGCGAAATGCCGACGGTGACCATCATCACCGCACTGACTCAGAAGGGCACCAACAAGGTAGAGCGTGTGTCGCTGTCCGATGTGACGATCGACGAATTTTATCTGGCGAAGTTCGAGAAGAAAGCAAAGGTCGAGGAAGAGGTGCCGTTCAAGTTCGGTCACTTTTCCGTTCTGGAAACCATTAAGGAGTAAAGTATGGACAAGAAGTTACTAGACGCGCTGGCGGCGAAAGCCGAGCAGCGCAAGGCTGACAAGACCAAGGCGAAGCAGTTCGAGGTCGGCGGTCAGATGCTCGATTTTGTTAAGATCGGGCACACTGCGCAGCTGGATGCTTATGAGGCTTTTCTGGCGGCACGAGAGCAGCCGTCGCAGATGCTGGATGTCGGTGCACAGCTGATCTATGACTGCTGTCCGGCATTGCAGGACCCGGAGCTGCACACCGCGCTCGGCGTGACCGACCCGTACGACGTTATCTGGGTGCTGATGGATGTCCGCGAGGTCAATTCGCTCGCGGCAGTCCTGTTTACCTGGCTCGGCCTGATTGCCGGTGATGAGGATGAGGACCCGGCAAAAAACTGATTGAGCGCGACCCGGTGCTCGACCTTGCAGCATTTTACGCGGCGCGAGGCATCACGCCGGAGCAAATCCGGCAGATGAGCTACGCAGACCGTGCGGTGCTGCGAGTCGGGCGGGCGCGCTGGTACGAGGATATGATAAACCTGATTGCGGCAGGCGTCTGCCGCGCATACGCACCGGAGGAGGGACGGAATAGTGGCTAAAAATAAGGTTATCAACACCGTCCTCACCTTGAAGGATGAAATGTCCGGCGGACTGATCGCTGCGGCGAAGGCCGCGAAGAAGTCCGGCAAGAACATTGATGACAGCATGATGCAGGCCACCCGCAAAGTGGTCGCGTTTAAGGATAAATCAGTTAAGGCGCTGACCGATTTTGCGAACAAAAGCGTTAAGGTCGCTGGTGCGGCAGTTGCCGGATTGGCTGCTGGTTTTGTGGCGCTGGACGGTGCCACCGAGGAGTACCGCGTCGCGCAGGGCAAGTTAAACGCCGGATTTCAGGCGGCGGGCTTTTCCGCCGATGTGGCTCGCAAGAGCTATCGCAATTTCTACGCGATCCTCGGCGATACGGACACCGCCACCGAAGCCTCGCAGCTGCTCGCCAACATGGCGAAGAACGAGGAAGAGGTAACCAAGTGGACGCGCATCGCCGCAGGCGTGCACGGCACATTTGGCGATTCGCTGCCGATTGAGGGCCTTGTGGAGTCCGCAAACGAAACTGCACGCACAGGCAAGGTGACCGGCGTTTTCGCGGATGCGCTCAACTGGGTCGGCATCATGGAAGACGATTTTAACGCCAAGCTGGAGCAGACGACCGACGTATCCAAGCGCAATCAGCTGATCATGGATACGCTCTCCAAGACCTATGACAAGGCCGCTGACAGCTTCTATGCGAACAACCAGCAGGTAGTCAATGCGCGGCGTAATCATGCGACCTTGGACGAGATGCTCGCTAAGGTAGGCGACACCAGTTCCAAGGTTAAAAATCAGCTGTGGGTGCTGGCCGGTGCCGCCGAGGACGGTTCCATCCGCTCTGGATCGGCGCTGGACTGGGTGCAGAAAAAGGCGGATGCGCTTACTGATTGGCTTTCCAATCTGGATCTCAGCAATCTGAAAAAACAGTTTGATGAGAAGTTTGCGCAGACCCTGCAGAAAGCCGGAGATGCAGTGCAGTGGTGCCGCGACAATTCCGACACTTTGATTGCAACACTGAAGGTGCTGGCGGGTATGTGGGCCGTGAAGAAGGTGCTCGATTTTAACAGCGGCTTGACTAATTCTATCAGCACAATTGGTGGAGCGATTACTACTCTCCTGACCATGACCGGTGTACTGGGCGGTCAGGCTGCCGCCACCGGCACAGCGACAGTTGCGCAGACCGGACTTAACACTGCAATGGCGGCAAACCCGATCGGTGCAGTTATCCTTGCTATCGAGGCACTGATTGCGGTCGGTGTGCTGCTGTACAAAAACTGGGATACCATCAAGGCCGGTGCGCAGAGCCTTTGGAACAAGTTTAAGGACGTCAGCATCCGGATCGGCACGGCCTTTTCCGGTGCGTTTAACAAGGTCAAGAACGCCGCTAAGACGGCTCTGGAATGGGTCGGAGACAAGCTGTCGTGGCTCAACGACAAGATTGAGAGCATCCCCATCCTCGGCAGTCTGTACAAGGGCGCGAAAGGTGCGCTCGGCACGGCTGTCGAGTGGGTGGACAATGCCACAACGGGCAATCGCTCGGGCACGTCCACAGGTACGACCCAGACAACGACCAGAAGCAAAACGACTACAACGGCCGGTCCGGTCAAGACCACGACCTCGACCACTACGACGATACCTAAGCCGACACCCAGCAGCCTGCTGAGCCTGCCGGGCCTGCCGGGACTCGGCAAGGCAACCGGCACGCCCTACTGGCGCGGCGGCCTGACCCGCGTCAACGAGCGCGGCGGCGAAATTATGAACCTGCCGAGCGGTACGCAGATCATCCCGCATGATGTGTCTGTCAAGGCGGCAGGCGGTCGGAGCGTGACGGTCAACGTCACCATCCAGGGCAACGTGATCGGCAACCGGGAGTATACCGAACAGGTCGGCGCATATGTCGGCCGCAAGGTGCTTGCGGCGCTCGGCAACACATAAGGAGGTGCGGTGCGTGTACAAGATTATCATCTCGGTCAACAACAACGAAGAGGTTTGGACGCTGCCGCACTGTCCGCCGGATTTCCCAATCCCGCAGCCGGAGCAGCACCACGAGACCTACGAGGGCCTGAGCCGAGACTATCGCCGCATCGGCACGCTCGGTCTGCGGCACATGGAGTGGACAGCGCTGCTGCCGGTTCACCGGTACTCCTTCATGCCGTCCGAGGCATCTGCGGACGGCTGGGCGTATGTCGATTTCTTCGACCGGTGGCGCGACAAGAAGGTGCCGTTCCGCCTGGTCGTGCTCGACAGCAAGGGCGCGGCACGGCTTAACATGCCGGTGACGGTGGACAGCTTTGATGTTACCGTGCGAAAAAACGGCGATTTGGAGTACAGCATTGCCGTCACAGAATACAGATTTATCAAATGAGGAGGTGCGCCGATGGCGGCAGGATATGTCGATGACCACAAGCTGATATTGTACCGCGACGGCGCACAGCCGCGCGATATCACCGCATTTGCGAGTGACATGACGCTGACGGACGACCTCGACACGCTGGCGGCAGAGCTGACGTTTACGACGCTTATCTCGCCGTGGGACAAGTACACGCCCAAGCTGGCACTCGCGCCGGGCGATAAGGTGCGCGTGACCAATCAGGGCAAAACGGTCTTTTCCGGCATCATTATCACGGTGACGCTGGACGGCGGTGTTACCGCTTACGACCGTGGGTGGTATCTCAACAAGTCGGAAATCGTGCTGCAGGTCAACAACCTTGCCGCCGATCAGGTCATCCGCAAGGCGTGTGCCAAGGCGGGCGTGACAGTCGGAAAGGTGTGCAGCCTGCCGACCAAGATCACGCAGCTGTGGACCGGCTCTACGCCGTCCGACATTATCAGCGATGTGCTGAACACCTGCACGTCTGCGACCGGCAAGCAGTACCGCCACCGCGTGGACGACAGCGGTCTGCAGGTCGAGGCGCTGCCGACCGCGCCCATCAAGGCATACCACAAGCCGGCGAAAAACATCGCCGCATTTGACATCACATGGGCGCTCGGTCAGGTCTCCGGCGAGGACAGCATTGAGGATACCTACAACGCTGTTGTCATTGCCGCCGAGGACGACGGCAAGGCGTACATCGGCGCACAGGCTAGCAACGCAGAATCCATCAAGCGATATGGATTCATGCAGCACATCGAAGTTGTCACGGAAAATCCCGGAACGGCTGTGCTCGGCCAGATGGTGCGCAATCTGCTGAAAAACGCCGACAAGGTAGGGCAGACCCGCTCTATCTCCGAGATTTGGGGCTGTGATGAGGTGCAGAGCGGCGTGGTACTGCGGTTTAATTCGCCCGCGTTCGGCATCAAGGGCAACTTCCGTATTACTCGCGTCGAGCATCACTACGGCGGTGCAGGACACACGATGGCGCTCGAAATCACGGCGCTCGAGCAGGTGCGAGCCGCCGCCGAGGGCAAGACTGACGCGGCAGCCATCAAGGCCGCCAGCACGGACAAGGTGCAGGTGTTCGGCCTGCCGGATCTGTCCGGCGGCAGTGACGGCGGCTCGGGCGGCACGATCGTCAAGGCACTGTTTACGGCTTACTATCCCGCCAACAATGCGCTTGAAGGCGGTTATCTGGATGCACAGGGCAACAGGCTCGACCCAAGCAAGCACACCTGCGCCGCACCGCCGTCTGTGCCGTTCGGTACGAAAATTACCGTCCGTGACACCGGCACAAGTCTTGACGGCACGACCTACACGGTCAACGACCGCGGCGGCGCCATCCAGATTGAGAACGGCGTGTACCACTTTGACCTGCTGATGAGCAGCAACGCCGAGTGCAATCGCTGGGGACGTAAAAACGGCTCTGCGATCATCGGCGGCTCGGGCGGCAGCTCGGGCAGCGCGGTGTCGTTTGTCAACACCGCACTGGGCGAGGTCGGATACAAGGAGTCCGGCAAGGACAGCAATAAGTACGGCCAGTGGGCAGGCCACAACGGCGTTGCCTGGTGTGTTTATTTTGTTTGCTGGTGTGCGTACAAGTCTGGCGCACCAATCCCGACAAGCTACGGCTACGTTGGCGATATGAGCAGCTATTTCAAGGCTCGCGGCAAGTACAAATCGGCGGGCAGTTACAAGCCCAAGGCGGGTGACCTGATGATTCAGGGCGACCGTCACATCGGCATTGTAATATCTGCCGGAGCATCGTCATTTGAGACGGTGGAGGGCAACTGCTCCAATAGCGTCAAGCGCGTAACGCGCAGCTATGGTGAGGTGTCCGGTTTCTGTACTCCGTGGGGATAACACAAGATATTGTATGCTTGTGGATAAAACTGTGGAAGATGTGGAAAGGAGTGCGTGCCAGTGGCATGGGATACAGAGATGGCTTTGGCCATCAAGAACACCGCGAGAAAAGCGGCAAAGAGCCTACCCAAAGGCTGGTATCGTGCCGAGGTCTTGCAGGTAACGCCCAAGTTGATTTTTTCTGTGGTAAGTAAGGAATTTCAGTTCAGCACGGGAGATGGACTGATTATGACCGCCACGGCAAAGAGCAAAACGTGGAAGGTCGGCATGCAGGCGGCGGCCATTCTGCAAGGCAGTGAGCTGCTGGTTTTAGATTCTTTATAGGAGGTGTCGGCTATGGCCGATGTGTTTCCGGTCATTCCGGAGGCGCTGCCCGCGCAGGTCGCGGAGAGCATTGGGCGCTCTCCGGCGTTTGTGTTCCATGAGGACGGCAGGTCGGGCAGGTTCCAGCTGATCGACGGCGCTCTGGTCGAGCGGCAGGGCATTGAGGCGGTCAAGCAGTGGCTTGAGCTGATGCTGCGCCAGAAACCGGGTGCAATCCCGATCTACCGGACAAGCGGCACGACCCAGCCGGGCGTGGAGGCGGTCAGCCTGGACCGGCGCGTGCCGGAGGGCTGGATTTTTGCCGAGATTGAGCGCAACGTGCGAGAGACCGCTGCGTTTTGTCCGGCCATCCGGTCGCTTGACAGTTTTAAGTTTACGCGCGTGCAGCGCGGCGTGGCGGTACGCTTCACGGTGCGGCTGCACACCGGAGAGAGTGAGGAGGTGACGACGTTTGTCAGCGAGTGAGATTTTAAGCAAGATGCTGTCCGCAATGCCGGAAAGCTATCAAAAGACCATCGGCTTTCCGACGTATGACCTTTTAGCCGCAGTCAGCCTGCGGATGGAGGGCACGGACACGGCTATCGACAAGGCCAGACAGCAGCTTGACCCCGAAAACCTGCACGACAGCGCGCTTGATCGCTACATCTATCCGCGTTCCGGCTTGGAGCGCAAGGCGGCGACCTTTGCACACGGCAGCTTGACCGTCACCGGCACGGGCACGGTCGAGCAGGGCACGCTGTTTGAGAGCGGCGGCGGTGTTCAGTATTATGCGACAGAGACCGTAGCCATTGAGGGCGAGGGCACTGTGCCGGTCACCTGCACGGTGGACGGTACGGCAGGCAATCTGCCCGCGCACAGCGTGACGCAGATGCCGGTGGCAGTGCAGGGCATTGCCTCGTGTGATAACCCTGAACCGATCGGCGGCGGTTATGCGGAGGAGTCGGACAGTGAGTATTATGCCCGGTACCTGCTGCGGCTTCGCACGCCCGCGACGAGCGGCAACATCTACCACTATCAGCAGTGGGCGCTTGAGGTGGCCGGTGTCGGTCATGTCAAGGTGTTCCCGCGGGTGCAGGGTGTCAACACGGTTGACGTGGTAATCGCGGACAACGCCGGTCAGCCTGCCGACACGGCACTGGTCAAGGCGGTCCAGGAGTACATCGACCCGGAAAGCGAGGGCGCAGGCCGAGGACAAGCTCCGATCGGTGCACAGTGCTTTGTGAGCGCGGCACGCGCGAAGTCAATTGCCGTTGCCTGCAAGGTGTTCAAATCGAACACCGCGGAGGCGGACAGTGTGACGGCGGCAGTCAAAGCGGCAGTCGCGGCGTATCTCGCCGGGACGGTGTTCGCGCAGGACTACGTTTCTTACGCGCAGATCGCGGCGGCTATCCTATCAGCCGACGGCGTTGCGGACTTTGAGGGTCTGACGGTCGGCGGCGGCACAAGCAACATCGCGGTCGGTGAGCGCGAGTGCCCGGTGCTGGGTGAGGTGACAATTACCTATGGCTGAGTTTGACAACATGCTGCGCAGTCTGCCGGTGGCGTACCGCACAGACAAGTGGGTGCGCGACCTGCTTGACGTGATCCAGTCGCTGGACGACACGCAGCGAGCGGCTATGCTGGACACGGCGGCACAACTCTACCCGGACAGCATGACATGGCTGCTGGAAACCGAGGAACGGGCGGCCAATCTGCCGTCGATCGGCACGCTGGAGGAGCGCCGCACGGCATTGATCGCACGGTGGCGCGGCTCGGGCAAGTGCGACGTTGCCCTGATCCAGCGCGTGTGCGACTCGTGGAAGAACGGCGAGATTTCCGTCGGCTTTGCCGAGGGCGTGATCGTGCTGACGTTTGTCGGCGCGTATGGCGTGCCTGCACCGGCCGAGCTTGCGGCGCTGCAGGAGGCGGTGGAGCACACGATCCCGTGCCATCTGGCGGTGAGCTATCTATATCGCTATCTGCTGGTGCGCGAGGTGTCTGCTATGACGGTCGATGAGCTGCAGGGGCACACGATGCATGATTTTGCGTTTTAGGAGGCGATAAAATGAGTTTGAAGACAAAGCTGCTCGAGCTTTTCAAATACGAGCCGGACAAGGACGGTGCGCAGACGTTCAACATCCAGTTGGCGCTCAACGACAACTGGGATAAGATCGAGGCGTGGGCGCAGAGCGTGAAAACCGCACTCACGAAGCTCGTGCCGACGGGCCGGAAGGTGAACGGGAAGGCGCTGACGGAGGACGTGACGCTGACGGGCGAGAACATCGCGGTCTCCACCACGGACTCCACTCCGATTTCTGGTGCCGTCAAATACCGCACAAACCCCAATTTGCTCGACAACTGGTACTTCGGCAGACCGGTGAACCAGAGAGGGCTGACGGAGTATACGGCGGCTGGTTATACGATAGATAGGTGGAAGCTCGACGTTGGTGGAGCTGTAACTCTCGAAGATGGCTGTATCTGCCTGAAAAAATCCGGCACATACTGGGGGGAGTATTTCGCTGATTTCGACCAGTTTATCGGCATGACCCTTACCGGTTCGGTTTTGCTGTCAGATGGCACTTTGCGAACAGGCTCATTCGTGTACAACGGTTCTGTAAATCAAGCACAAACTTTCTTTTCGTCTGAACTTGGCTTCTATATTCAGAAACTTTCGAACTCGCAAACTCAGTGTGAAATAAACTCACTTGTCGATAACGTTAAGATCAAAGCCGCCAAGCTCGAACTTGGCGACACGCAGACCCTTGCGCACAAGGAAAACGGCGTTTGGGTACTGAACGAAATCCCTGATTTCGGGGAGCAGTTAGCAAGGTGTCAGAGGTACTTATTTTCTGCGCGAGGTACAACTAACTATGTCTGTGTTGGGTCAGGATACATCTCCGTAGATGGAACCGAAGCAATAATCGTTGTTCCCACTCCAGTTTCGCTGAGAGCTACTCCCGTCTGCATGGTAAACGGAATACTACACGTTGACACGAGTTACGGCGAAGGCGTAACTGGCAATAATGTTTCCCTCTTGAACGTTGGCAACGGGTCTATGGGTATTCGCATGAAAATTACAGGCAGCGCGACGCCTAAATCTCCATGCTTTATGTGGATAGATATAAACAACAATCTACTATTCTCCGCTGATCTGTAA